CGAATTTGAATTCGGCGCTGGAGTGGTTCCAGCAGGCCTGTGCGATCATTTCCAAAGCACTCTTCCATCGTGTAGTTGGAGGTGATGATGATCTTGGGCGGTCGCAAGCACGTTGTGTTGCCTTTTGTCTCTGCAGCAAAAGGGTGATGGTCACACCATTCTTTCAGCATCTGGTTTAGGGCGCCCACAATCTCGGGGTTCCACTCCTCAATGATGACGCATGGTTGGTCTACATATCCATCCCACCATTTGTTCTTGTTCTTCACGTAGTACACTGGGTTCTCTTCCCTTGCAGTACGAGACTTTCCAGTTCCTGATGCTCCATAAAACCACCAGAAATCCAGTTCCTCGATAGGCGCTGGCTGCTGTTGATAATCAGCCCTGATTCGTTTGATGGTGCCATACAACCGCATGCGGATGTCGGCATCAATCTCATCCAGGTCTCCACACTTGGCAAGTTCCCAAGCGCGTTCATAGCGTTTGACTTCGGTATTGCCCTTCTCCTTGGGGGTAAGCGGGCGGTCTCCGATTTCAAAGAAGTCCTCTTCTTTGGTGCAGTACTCGTAGTTCTGCAGTGAGTTACCCTTTGCCTTCTCCAAATGGCAATGCTGGGGCATGTGGTTCTGAACAGCGGACATGGTCTTCTGGCACTTGAAGACGATATATCCTTGCAGATGAGGTGTGCCACTCTCGCCGACCTCTTTGCCGACTACAAGGTACTTGCAGTCTATGGCCTTGACGGCGTCATAACTCTCCTGAGAGTAATTGTTCATGGTGAATGTCCAGGCACGGTGTTTGGACATGTTTGCTCAATTGCTCTCTAGGTCCGGGGTAATAATACGCCCGGACCCAGAGAGCTGTTTGAATCAGTTTGACTTTCTAATAAATTTAAAATTCAAATGACTTTGACTTTCTTTATTTCATCTCACACCATCAGGACCCTTCGTGCTAGTGATCGCGGCGCTGACGCGCCGCTCTCACAAGGCACTCGTGTCGAGTTAAGGAACAACTCCTAGTTCTCAGAGTAATGTTCGTTCGGAGTAATGCTCGAGAGATGGTGTTCTCACCTCGCTCCGCTCGGCTCGTGAGGCGGCCTCCGGCCGCCATGGCCGGCCTCCGGCCGGCTCTACTGAACTTTGCGGGTCATGAAATTGACATGGGTGGTCAAGCGACCACCCATAGTTTGTGGCTGCTCCACGATAGCCGCGCCATCGACGCGCCTAATCAAAAGCTGCATTCCGTAATGCAGCACTGCAGTTTCATCGGCTGGGAGCTGTGCTGGATCAGTTGACATCCAGGGTGGTGAGCCCATGGTGCTCACAGAGGTGCCATGGGTCTTGGTCAAAGGGCCAGTATACTTGACTACACGTGGCTTTGCTGTGTGCCACCGCTGCTTGCGGCTGGGCATGAGACGAGAGCTCTTGCGTTGCGATTGGTTCAAGAATGACTCAATCTCTGCTGCTGTCTTGGTCTCGAGGGCCGATTGCTCTTCAGCGTAGTTCACAGGGACGATGAACATCTCGTAGTTGGGAATCGCCTGAGTGCCAGTACCAGCGATCTGGTTCTGACTGAAGTAGGGAGTAAAGGTCTGTGTGAAGCTCGTGATCTTGTACTCGCTGAACAGAGCCTTGAACTCTGTGAAGTCTGGCAGCTTGTTAAAAGCTGTGTTGCACTTGATGACCACGAAGGTGTTGTCCGTGTTCATGTAAAGTCCGTTGGCGTTGTCTGGGTAAACCGAGCCAAAAGCCATTGGGAAAGAGTACTCACGCACGAAGCGATAAGTGTTTGGACGTGAAGCCGGGCGCGTGCGCACCAGTGATCCTCCTTTCTTGCGACGTTTGCTGACTGGCTTCTTTGTGCGCTTGGGCCTAACGGCGCTGGCTGTTCGTTTTCCCATGTTGGTTCAATCGTATTGGTTAACGATTACTAATAAGTCGAGCTTATATAGTTTTAATTCAAAAATTTCGAATTTGAATTCGGCGCTGGAGTGGTTCCAGCAGGCCTGTGCGATCATTTCCAAAGCAC